TTATGGCATCAACTCGTCCAATAAATTTTGATTTCTGTAAATCAAATTGATGCCGCAGCTTCTCTGTCTAATAAAGTTATTGAATTAAAAAATATTGAAGACGAAATTTCTAATGCAGAAAATAGTATTTCAAAATTAAAAGAAAAAGCAAAAGTATTATCTGAAGTAGAAATACCTAAGATGATGCAAGAAATGAATATTACAAAATTAAAGCTTAAAGATGGTGAGTCAGTAGAAGTAAAACCATTTTATTATGCATCAATATCACAAGGAAGAGGAGAGACAGATTCTGATTTCTTTGATAGAAAAGCAAAAGCTTTTAAATGGCTTCGAGATAACGGCCTAGGTGATATTATCAAAAATGATATTACCGTTACCTTTGGTCGGGACGAAGATAACAAGGCTCTGCAATATGCAGAACTTGCGAAGGGTCAAGGTTTTGAACCAATTCAGCGCGAAACGGTTCATGCTGTGACTCTGAAAGCGCTAGTCAGAGAGCGTCTTGAGAATAATCTTGAGATGCCTTCTGACGTTTTTAAAATCTACTCGGGTAACAGTACAAAAATAAAAAGGAGATAACATGGAAACTAGTAACGAGAAACAAGTGACTATAAAAAAAGAGAATCTGCCTTCAGATATTTTATTTGAAGCAGATGCAGCTAAAGGTTTAGAGAATGTAAAGACAGAAAATCTGGCTTTACCAATTCTTAAACTTTTACAAAACGGATCTGGAGAAGCTCAGAAGCGTAATCAAAATTACGTAGAAGGTGCTGAACCAGGTATGTTCTTAAACACCGTAACTAAAAAAGTTTACGATGGTGCTAAAGGAATAGAGGTTGTACCCTGCTATTACAAACTTGAATTTCAAGAGTGGGCAGATTTTGGTACAGGTTCAGGTAGACCGGAAAACATCTTTGATGCGAGTTCGGACATTCTTAGTAAAACTACCAAAGATCAATCAGGAAAAGATCGTCTCGAGAATGGAAACTACATTCTTACAGTCGGTCAACATTTTGTTTTGATTGTTGATGGTGAGATTACAGAACCTGCTTTAATCTCTATGAGTTCTTCTCAAGGTAAAGTGAGTAGAAAATGGAATTCAATGATGGCTTCAATTACACTTGAAGGCAAAAATGGTCCTTTCACTCCTGCTACTTACAGTCATAAATACGTCCTGTCTTCTGTACTTAACAGTGGTAAAGGAAACCAATGGTATGGCTTCAATGTCGTAAGAGGTGCCATGGTTGATAATGCATCACTCTACGAAAGAGCGAAAAAGTTTCACAACTCATTCGCCGGTAAATAGTGTGAATAGTGGGCGCCAAAGGGAGACTCGAGGCGCCCATGTTTAGGACAGGATATGACAGACGTATTAAAAAAATTTAAAAGTATATTTGAAGGCTTAGACATAGCCCGTGGTGAAACACGTAAAACAGGTGAGGTATCTGGGAAAGGTAAAAGTATTACCAAATCTAAAACAATATCAGAACCACCTACAGATAAAATGTGGCAAGACCATTTAAATGGCACGGATCCTGCATTAGGTATTATTCCAATAAGAAGAGATAACACTTGTATTTGGGGTTGTATTGACTGGGACGTATATCCTTTGGATCACAAACAAATAGTACAAGATTTAAAAAAGAAAAAGATACCACTGACAGTGTTTAGATCAAAATCTGGTGGTGCACATTTATTTTTATTTACAAAAGAACCAGTTCCTGCAGTCATGATGAGAGATAAACTAAAGACATACGCAGCAGCAATTGGTCATGCAAGAGCAGAAATATTTCCAAAACAAGAAAAGATAAATATTGAACGTGGTGATGTTGGTAGTTTTTTAAACTTACCTTATCACAACTTAGATAACACTGTTAGATATGCATTTGATGGTGATGGTAATGCAATGTTAGACGTTGAAGATTTTTTTAAACACTACGACAAAACTGTTTTAACGGTAGATGAATTTAAAAAGTTAGAATTAAAAGAAAAAGAAGAAGATGACTTTTATGAAATGCCGCCATGTTTAGTTACACTTTTATCTGAAGGTGTTGGAGAAGGTATTAGAAATGAAACTATGTATAGTTTAGGTGTGTATCTAAAGAAAAGATTTTCTGAAGATGATTTGTGGAAAAAGAAAATGAATCACTACAACATAAAATATTTTAAACCACCTATCAACGCATCAGAACTTGTAAAGACTCAAGAATCATTAGAGCGAAAAGAATATTATTATAAATGTAAGGATGAGCCACTAGTATCTTTTTGTAATGCTAAACTATGTATGACTAAAAAATTTGGTGTGGGTGATGGTGATGCACCAGTTCAAACTATATCTCAAATAAGAAAATATAATTCAGATCCACCATTATTTTTTTGTGACATAGATGGACAGACAGTTATAACTGACACTGCAGTTCTTCATGATCCAGATAAATTTTCTATGGCCTGTCTAGAACAAATAGGTAAACCGCAAATGCCTATGTCAAAAATTATATGGCGTAAGATGTTAATAAAACTTTTAGAAGAAAAACTAGAAACAGATACCAAAGCTACAGAAGATCTTAAAGTTGATAATCAATTAAAAGAATACGTAGAAGATTTTGTAAATAAAGTTAGGGGTAAAGACATAAATGATATTCAAAGAGGTGTTGCGTATAGTGATGATATTTATAGTTATTTTAAAATGAAAGATTTCTGGAGACATTTATTAAAAAATAAATGGCCAGACAAAAGATATCCAAAACATGTTGTTGTACAAAAGTTACAAACTTTACTAAGCATTACAGAAGATTATCCAAAGATAAATGGTAAGACAGTTCGTTGTTTTAAAATGTTAAAGATTATGTCTGTCGAACCAGAGAAAGCAAAATATGAAAGTCAGGAGCCATCGTGGAAAAGAAAAATAGAACAGTAATACCTGGACCTCCAGGGACTGGTAAAACATATAGATTATTAAATCACTACATGACCAAAGAGATAAAAGAAAATAAAATTGATCCTAAAAAGATTTGTTATATTACTTTTAGTAAGTCAGCTGCAGAAGAAGCAACAGAAAGATTTGAAGAATTATTTCCAAAAGAAAGACTTGGTTACATAGGAACTATGCATGCATTAGGTGTAAGAGAACTAAACATAGATGTAAATGCAAAACTATTAAAAGGTAATAGTCAATGGAATCAATTTAAACTTTATGAACCGATGGCAGCCAGATTAAATACTGATATGAGTATTGATCCTATTACAGGTAAAGCTAGATTTAAAGATCCGATATTAACTACAAGAGACTACGCTAAGAATAAAAAAATTTCTATCAATGAAGCTGCAATACAAAAAGGTATGGCAGGTTGGGCAGATATTGGTGTTGCAGAAAAAATAGATCAAGCGTTGACTCAGTATAAAAAGGATACTGGAATTATAGAATTTTATGACATGATTGGTTTGTTTACGGATAAAATAAAAAATAAAGATAGTTTTTATGATGTTATCTTTTTAGACGAAGCTCAAGATTTAAACGCGTTGCAATGGGACATGTTCTTTGAACTCGAGAAACTAGCCACAAGATCATACATTGCTGGAGACGACGATCAAACTATTTATGGTTTTCAAGGTGCAGATGCGTCTACATTTATAAATCTAGAAGGGACCATCGATGAACAAATAAAATCGAGACGAGTACCGAGGAGCGTGCATCGAGTAGCTTTAAACATATTAAATAGACTTGGTGAACGTAGAGAAAAGAATTGGGAACCGAGAGACGAGGAAGGAGAAGTACATCACAACGCTTCAATAGAAGATATAGATTTTACAAAAGGTAAGTGGATGATACTTGGTCGAACTAACAAGCTTTGTGAAAAAGCAAGAGATCATTTGTATATGCAGGGATTAAGATACGAATTTACAGGTGACAAGTATCTAGATAAAAATTCCATGTTAGCATATTCAACTTGGAAAAGATTAAATAATGGTGCAAGCATTGATTCAAAAGATGTCAAAGTTATGTATTCTTTTTTAAAAGTAAAACTAGGACATTTGAAAAGAGGGTTTGCAAGCGGTAAAACTTTAGATGGTGTGTATTCTGTAACACTAGAAGAACTAAAACAAAATCATGGTTTACTTGTTGAAGGTAGTTGGGAACATCTTGACTTTGATGAAGATACAAAACAATTTATGAAACACTTAATAAAAAATAATCATGATTTATTGAAAGAAGCTGACATTAAAATAATGACACTACATGGATCAAAAGGAAAAGAATCTGATAATGTAGTTTTATATACAGACTTTGGTGCAGATGAATATCAAAGTAATTTTATTGAAGGTGAGTTTGAAAAGTCACCAGATAATGAACACAGATTATTTTTTGTAGGTGTAACAAGAACTAAACAAAGACTTTATTTATTACAATCAGAGGAGGGCACAGGATATGTCATATAAATCATTGGACAAACAGGTTCAAGGAAATCACTACCAAGATTTTAAAATTCAACCAGCTGAGTTTATAAATCAAAACAAGTTGCTTTTTGCAGAAGGTAACGCTATAAAATACATCTGCAGACATTCGAGGAAAGGAAAACAATACGATATTAAAAAAGCAATACATTATTTAGAAATGATTTTGGAAAGAGATTATGGAGAATTTATTTAACGAAGAAATGTGGAATTCACCAGAGGAATTCAAAGACTTAAGTAATTACAAATATATAGCAATTGACTTAGAGACAAAAGATCCAAACCTAAAAAAGATGGGTTCAGGTTCTGTAAGAGGTGATGGTGCAATAATTGGAGTAGCTGTTGCAGTAGATGGTTGGTCTGGATATTATTCTTTTGGTCATGAACAAGGTAACTTTTTTGCAAAAGAAGCTGTAATGAAATGGGTAAAAGATATTTGCGCTTTACCATGTCCTAAAATATTTCATAATGCAATGTATGACGTATGCTGGTTACGATCATATGGAGTAAAAATAAATGGAATCATTGTTGATACAATGATGATGGCCGCTGTATTAGATGAAAATAGGCTGTATTACTCATTGAATTCATTGGCTTTTTTAGAGTTAGGAAAAGTTAAAGATGAGAAAGCTTTACAAGATGCAGCAGATAAAGCTGGAATAGATGCAAAATCAGAAATGTATAAACTACCTGCATCAATGGTTGGAGCATACGCAGAAAAAGATGCTGAACTAACTTTAGAATTATTTAAAAAATTTTCAGTACAAATAAAACAACAGAGTCTACAAAGGATATTTAATTTAGAAACAAATCTATTTCCATTGTTAGTAGATATGAAATTTAAGGGCGTTCGAGTAGATGTTGATAAAGCTCATCGACTAAAAGGTGTATTAGAGAAAAGAGAAGCACAATGCCTTGCAAAAGTAAAACAAGTAACAGGAGTAGAAACACAAATATGGGCAGCACGATCGATCGCCAAAGTTTTTGACAAACTTGGATTACCTTATTCCAGAACTGCAAAAAGTAATTCACCATCATTTACAAAAGCTACACTAGAAAATCACGAAAATCCAGTTGTAAAAAATATTGCAGAAGCGAGAGAACTAAACAAAGCACATACAACTTTTATAGATACAATATTAAAACATGAACACAATGGACGTATTCATGCTGACATAAATCAGTTAAGATCAGATGCAGGCGGTACTGTAACTGGACGTTTCTCATATTCGAATCCAAACTTACAACAAATACCTTCAAGAAACAATTTGTTAGGACCTGCAGTACGTGGTCTTTTTATACCTGAACAAGATTGTGATTGGGGTTGTTTTGACTATTCACAACAAGAACCAAGATTAGTTTTACATTACGCAGCAGAACATCCTATCTTAAAAAACTCTGAGTCTGTAGTAGAAATGGTTTCTAAGTTTAACAAAGACCCCAAAATGGACTTCCATAAAATGGTTGCTAATCTTGCAAACATAGAAAGAAAACAAGCGAAGACAATTAATCTTGGTTTGTTTTATGGTATGGGTAAAGCAAAACTTCAACAGTCTTTGGATTTGGAAAACAAAGAAGATGCAGACCAATTGTTTAATAACTACCACGACAGTGTCCCTTTTGTAAAAGGTCTTATGGACGCCACAATGAGAGATGCTCAAAAAGATGGTGAGATTCAAACGATTGCCGGTAGAGTTTGTAGATTTGATAAATGGGAAGAAGCTAGATTTGCTCCTGGTGAACTAAGGGCACCCATGACGTATGAAGAAGCGAAAGGCAAGTATGGTGAAGATAGAATCAGAAGAGCCTTTACATACAAAGCTTTGAATAAATTAATCCAAGGTTCTGCGGCTGATATGACCAAACAAGCTATGTTAGATTTGTATGAAGAAGGTATTACACCACATATACAAGTACATGATGAACTTGATATATCTGTCGAATCTGAGCATCAAGCACAAAAAATTATTGCAATAATGCAAGATGCCGTTAAACTTGTTGTCCGTAATAAAGTTGATTATGAAAAAGGTCCAACTTGGGGCGATGTAAAATGAGGAGTTTTTATGGCGTATCTAAATGTAAATGTACCACCGACTTATGCACAAATAAGAAGGGAGTATTTATATGATCTTAAAAAACATCATGGAGAAGTTGAAGACTGTATTATCTTTGGTCTTAGCGCTCTCACAGGTCGTGCAATATTATGGCATGCTATTATGGAAAACGGTGCAATATTCTATCGCTTACCTATTAGCGCTTTTATTCAAAAGGGATTTGATGCATCCGGAGTGCCCACAAGACGACTTGATGAACTTCAGCTTTGGAATTGTTTTAGTTACTATCCTGCTGTTAATCGTTGGGATATATTAGACGGTCAAGCAGGAAAATACATAGGAAAAGATAAAAAATGGCATCATGGTAAATATTTATTTACTGTTGACTTTGCACATCCTGAAAGTAATATACTTGATACTGATCATTCAGAGATTCCGCACGAACACAAGTGCGCACACATTATTGCCTTAGATGACGGCAATTTTGCAGCACAACCTAACAATAGATGTATATGGGATATACCTTCTTTCACTGTAAAGGACAGTATTCCTGACTGGAAAGTGCAAACTTCTGAGTGGAATGTTGAAGATAGTAAAGCATGGCGGACAGAAGATACCGACAAGTTTTTCTATGAAATAGAGGAGAAGAAAAATGATTAAAAAAATATTAGGATGGGCCTGGACTATAATTTGTTGGCCTTGGAAAAAATTAGTAAAGTGGCTTTGGACTAAATAATTTATGTCTGATTTGTGTAAACATTGTTATCATCCTTGTCATTGTGACGAAGATAATGATCTACATGCAGATGAGTATGGTATTTGCACTTGTGAAAAGTGTGAACACCAAGAAATAATTGACGAAGAGGCGTTTAATGGCGCTTAAAATTGGAGAGGAACAATCTGTGCAGATGCCGATGAAGACGGTTGCCTCGTTGATCGCCCTCGTCGCACTCGGCACGTGGGCTTATTTCGGAGTGATTGAAACTCTCAACAAGCACAGCACTAAACTAGAACTTATGGAAAAAGATCTAGAAGCTAATAGTGAGTTTAGAGTAAAGTATCCAAGAGGAGAACTTGGTCAATCTTCAGGAGAATCTGAGCTTTTTATGCTTATGGAACACATGAGTGGTGTGGTAAAAGATATTGAAACAGAATTAAAATCGATGAGAAACAACTCTATCAATATTAATTTTTTAAAAGAACAAGTTGAAAAATTAAATGAAGATGTTGAATCTTTAAAAGATGCTGATAGAGATATGAAATATATTAATGGAGAAAAAGACGAATGGAGCAAGTAGTAATAGCATTAATGCTATATATGAATGGTACAGCAATAGAATGGGTTTATAAACCTGATATCATGTCTTGTTTGAAATCAAAAAGAATAGCCATGAGAGAGACAAGTGGTGGTGATAGAGTAGTTTTTAAGTGTGAAAAAAAGAATGTAATTCTTGAAGAAGACCCTATGACAAGGTATGGTTACAGAATTAGAAAAATAATATGATGAAAATATTACAAATTTTAATAGCAATTGTTGCTATGGGTTTTTTAGTAAACATAGTTAAAGCTGATGAAGCAGCAGATGTTGCAAAACAAAAAGGACTAGTTGATCTATCTCCATCTAAACCAGAAACTGGTGTAGTGTTTGCTGTATGTATATTTGAATTAGAAAATGGAGAAAAAAAATTAGTAGACCATAGACACGCTGACGATATGGTAGACTGTTTAAAAGAAAAACGTGCAGCTTTACAAAAATATAAAACAGAAAAAGGTGAAGGAAAAGTAACAGAAAGCTTTTTATTTTCATGTGATAAAGTAAATGCAGAAGTAAAAATTGAAGAAGATGGAACTTGGCATATAATAAAGATACTTGGAAGACATGATGCAGCCTACAAAAAGAAAAAATCCTACGAATAATTATGCAAAAGAACTTAGAACTCCTAAGTATAAATCACGTGTAATACAATCAAAAAAAGTATATACTAGAAAAGGAAACAAAAATGAATTTAACACGGAACTTTAGTCTTCAAGAGCTAATTAAATCAGATACAGCTATTCGTAAAGGAATTGATAATAATCCTAATGCAGATCAAGTAGAAAAACTAAAAAGACTTTGTGAACACGTTCTCCAGCCGGTGCGTGATCACTTCGGCAGGGTCAAGATAACGAGCGGATACCGTTCCCCTGAGCTTTGTGTTGCTATTGGTAGCTCTGTAAATTCACAGCATGCTAAAGCCGAGGCTGCAGACTTCGAAGTAATTGGTGTAGATAACGCTGAAGTAGCTGATTGGGTATACATGAACTGTCAGCCAGATCAGCTTATTTTAGAATACTATACTCCAGGAGAACCTAATAGCGGGTGGATTCATGCAAGTTGGGTAGAGTTTCAACCAAGAGCTCAATATATGAGAGCATATAGAGATAAAGAAACAAAGAAAACAAAATATCAACCCATTACGGGGAAAGCAGTAGACTTGGTCTAATGTCCAACAAAGTTTTTAAGGTATTTAGTAGAATAGATACCGTTACAGGGCACTGTCAACATTGTGATGAAGACTCTATTTTAGTTGCAATTGTTTCTGAATTTTATAGATGCACTAATTGTGGATCTGATACTAGACAACATGTAAATGGTAGTATAAGGTATCTACAATTATCTGAAAGAGATAAAGAATGGTTAAGACAATATAAAGATGGCAAAGCGTAAGTTTACAAATTTTACACCAAGACCAAAACCTCGTAAAAGACCTAGACGTCACGCTAAAAAACTTAATAAACATGCTAAACGTTCTTATAAGAAATATAACAGGCAAGGAAGAAAGCAATGATAGATATATTTACACATTTTACTTTTGAAAAAAACTATGATGATATTAAAAACTTAAAAGAAAAAGTTTTAAAATACACAAAAGAAGATTGGGAAAAATACGATTACAGGCAAAAAACTTATGTAG